GTTTTCATCAAAAAGCCAGAGCCCATCGAGCGCGTGCATGTGGTCTTTGATGTAGTGCCATGGTTTGACTACGACATGGTGCGGGACGCCTGGACGCCAAACGAGTTCTTCATGAAAAAACACCCATACGACATGATTGTCGATGGCGATTTTGGACCAAAGGGGTAACGTAGATGGGCAAATTTACGATCAACGCCATCCGACAGGATGGGCAACACATCGTCCTGCGGTACGACAACCAGGCGTCAACGCTTACCTGGGATGATGGTCGTCCGGTTGTCGAAGTCGGTGTTGGTACCTTCCGAGATGCAGCAGTAGTGTCAGTGGACCAGCCTGGTGGCAAAGGCAGCATTCGCACGCTCAAGATCAGCCTTGGCCTGTCGTGCAACTACGAGTGCAGCTATTGCAGCCAGCGCTTCGTGCCGCACGCTGATTCGTCCAACCCTGGTGACGTGGACGCATTCCTTGCACAACTCACCGACGCCTTGATCGAGCCGCCTGAGCGCATTGAATTCTGGGGCGGCGAGCCCTTCGTTTACTGGAAAACCCTCAAGCCATTGGCTGAGGGCCTGCGCCACCTTTATCCGCAAGTTCATTTCAACATCATCACCAACGGCAGCCTGCTCGACGCCGAAAAGAATGAGTGGCTGGACCGCTTGGGCTTCGCTGTCGGTCTGTCGCACGACGGTCCCGGCTACCACGCTCGCGGCATGGACCCGCTGGATGACCCCGAAAAGCGTGTTTCCATAATGGACTTGTACGGCCGCCTGCATCCGCAAGGCCGAATCAGCGTGAACGCTATGGTGCACGCCGGTAACCAGAGCCGCGCTGCTATCCAAGCATGGCTGCAAGAGCGCTTTGGCCAGGATGTACGCATCGGTGAGGGCTCGTTCATCGACCCATACGACGAAGGCGGGCTAGCGGCCACGCTGACTACACCGGGCGAGCACATCGCTTTCCGTGCGAATGCCCTAAAAGAGCTGCGTATGGGTTCAGTGGCCAACTTCGGTATCGGGCAGCAGAAGATCATGGATTTCGTCCAGTCGATCAGCACTGCGCGCCCAGCGTCTGCCTTGGGCCAGAAGTGCAGCATGGACAGGTCTGACAACATCGCAGTGGACTTGCACGGCAACGTCCTGACATGCCAGAACGTGAGCGCCGCCGCAACTGCGCCCAACGGCCAGTCGCACCAGATCGGGCACCTGTCCAATTTGCAGGCCGTGAAAATGCGCACGGCAACCCACTGGAGCAAGCGCAAGGACTGCGCTAGCTGCCCCGTGCTTCAGCTCTGCAAGGGCTCGTGTATGTTCCTTGAAGGCAAGCTCTGGGACGCTGGCTGCGATGCCGCCTACTCGGACAACATTCCGTTCTTTGCTGCTGCGGTGGAGTACCTGACCGGCTGCATCCCGATGGACATCGAGGGTGACTTCCGGGAAGACCGAAAGGACATCTTTGGGGCCCTCAACGGAATCCCTGAGGCGCCAGCCGCCAAAAAGGTAATCCCAATCCAACCGGTCTGACCATGCCATACGCCTTCCTGAACCCAGACGGCACCATCAAGCAGGTGTTCAACAAACCCAATCCGTTCATGCGGTTGGGTGAAGGCGAGCGCATGGTGAACTACAACCCGCCGGAGGCCGACACCAGGATGTTCGACGCTGCGGCTGTCACTCCAGTCCCAGAAGACTCCATGGACGTTGAGTTCATTCTTGAGCCGCGCCCAGACGAGCTTGTTTGGCCGGTTATCAGAGAGCGGCGCGACGCGCTGATCGCAGAGACGGATTGGACCCAGCTGCCGGATGTGCCTCTGGCAACCAAGGAAGCTTGGGCGGCGTACCGCCAAGCGCTGCGCGACATCACCACGCAGTCTGACCCCCGTAGCATAGTTTGGCCAACTCCACCTAGCGCTTAACAAGCCGTTAGTGGATAATGTTGCCTGTAAACAACTGGAGTACTGCATGTCCAACGTAGACAAACTCATTGCTAAGGGAGCCCAAATCGTTGGCGGCGACCTGATCCTGCGTCATCAAGTGGTGGGCATGTTCCGCTACGGCGACTTCATTCTGACCCCCGAAGGCGAAGCCGAATTGGCCATCACCGACGTTGAAGTCAAGGAAGTGAAGAAGCCACGCGCCAAGAAAGCCGAAGCAGAGCCTGCTCCCGAGGACGTAGTCATCGAGGTCTGATGGGCACCCGCATCATCTCCGACCCGGCTAGGGTTTTCACCTACTGCATACAGCACATCCCACTCAACGTGGTGGCTGGAATGAAGGGGCTGGGTCTGGAAGATGAGAGCGGTCAGTTAGTAGCTGGGGTTGTGTACGAAGGATACAACCGGCACAACGTGTGGATGCACGTCGCAGCTGAGCCTGGCGGAAAGTGGCTCAACAGAAGTTTTCTGCGGTACTGCTACCACTATCCGTTTGTGGAGCTGGGCTGCAAAAGAGTGAGTGGTTACGTGGAAGCCAGCAACCTGGCGTCCCGCCGTTTTTGCGAGCACCTTGGGTACGCCCAGGAAGCTGTTCTAAGTGGCGCAGCCTCCGATGGAGGCGACGTGATCTTGTACGTGATGCGGCGCGAAGACTGCCGCTACTTGGAGAACTGATATGGGTAAGAGTAGCGCTCCGGCACCCGATCCGCAGATGGGCCAGGCGTCCCTGGACCAGGTGAAGCTGAACCGGCAGATTTACGACGACTACCGCACGCAAGACGCGCCGTGGATGAAGGACCTTGCCAACCGGGCTATCGGTATCAGCGAGTCCAACGCTGCTCGCGCAGGTGAGCTGTCCGACTACCAGCTGGGTCAGATGAAGTTCAACGACCAGCGGTACCGCGACGTGGCTATCCCGTTTGAGGACAAGCTGCTCGAGGATGTCAACCGTTTTGACTCCGCAGGATACAAGAACCAACAGATCGCTTCCGCCCTGGGCGATGTCCAGCAGCAGTTCTCTCAAGCCTCCGAGCAACAGCGACGTGGCTTGTCTCGTATGGGCGTAAACCCTAACTCAGGCAAAGCGCTTGCAGCAAACTCCGGCATGGGCATGGCCCAAGCCAAGGCGATGGCTGACGCCGCCAACAAAACCCGCATGGCCGCAGACCAGGTCGGCCTGTCGTCCAAGATGCAGCTGTATGGAGGCATGAAGGGCCTTGCTGGACTGGGGGCTACCAACGCCGGCTTGGCCACTGGTGCTATCGGCGCGGGCAACTCTTCGGGCATGGGCGTCACCAGCGGGGGCAGCTCGTACTTGAACGCCAACAACGCCGCTACCGGCGTCATGAACTCCGGCGTGTCGTCTGGTTTGAGCTCGTATGGCAACTACGTCGGCCTGCAGCAGAACGCCGCCAACATCAACAACTCGAACGATCCGTTCAACACCATCCTTGGCGCCGCCAGCGCGTACGGCATGAAGACCTTGATGGCGTCCGACCGTCGCCTCAAGACAGACATCAAAGCTGTTGGCGTGACCGACAGCGGGCTGACGGTGTACACCTACCGCTACAAGGCCGGAGGCCCGGTGATGATGGGCGTGATGGCTGATGAAGTGGCCAAGCTGGCGCCGCAGGCGTACGCCCCTGGCGCGGCCAACGGGTTCGACGCTGTCGACTACTCCAAACTGTAAGAGGTCACCATGGGATCGTTCCAATCTGGTTTCAAAATGGGGGCGGATGCCTTCGACTCCGCCGAGCGCAACCGCCTACTGCAGGAACAACTGGCCCTAGACAAGGCTCGTGACGCTCGAGCTGCGGAAGAGCACGGCTTGCGTATGAGTGGTCTGCAGCGCGTGGAGAACGCAACGCAAGACCTGGACCGAGTAACTCGCCTGGGTATCCAGAACCAAGACGCGATCAAGGCCAACGACGCCGACTTCGAAATGGCTGTGGAAGCTACCGGTCGCGGGCTGGCCATGCCAAAAGCTGCACCGATGCTGCCCGAGTGGAACCCCGCCAGCGACATCGACGTCAACAAGGCCCAGATGGCTCTGGCTGCTGCCAAGGGCGACATGCAGGGTATGGAGACCCTGCGCGCCTCCCGCAAGGGCATGCAGTGGGACGAAGGCTACAAGAAGCACTTCGACGACTGGAGCAAGATGGACGACGCTGCCAAGGGCTCGCTCATCGACAAGCTGAGCTTGGACGCCAACATCAAAGGCTACGGCTCTTGGGTGCCTGGTAAAGGCAAGCAGGCTGGGTACATGAACTACATGGCTCCTGGCGGTGACCCGGTCAAGCTGTCCGCCAAGGAAGCTGGCGACCTGTACGTCCTGACCAACCTCATGCAGCTCGACCCAAGCCGCGCTCGCTCCGAGATGGACAAAGTCTCTGACAAGGTCCGGGCTGTTGCTTCTCAAGCGTTTGAGGCGCAGACCAAGGGCGTTACGGCCAACAACACGGCCACGCACTACGCCAACTCCGACGCCAACGACGCAGCGCGCACGTCAGCCATCGCCAACCGATACAACCGCCCCCAGGCCTCGGACCTGCGTGAGTTCACTGACGCCGACGGCAAGGCCGTCATGGTGGATGTCACCGGGCTCAAGCGAAACGCAGACGGGACTATCCCTCTGCCCGCTGGGCTTAAGCCACGAGCTGCCAAGCCGGAGTACACCCCACAAGCGTGGGCGAGCACGGTCAAGGACCTGGCTGCTACAGGTATGTCCGTGGAAGACGCACAGATGCGCGCCGACATGATGTTCGGTCGTGGTGGCCCCAGCGGGCTGGACGCCAAGCTTCAGTCCATGAACAAAGGCCTGGCGGGCAACAAGGCCCCTCAGATCATCCGCAAGGGCGAGACATCGTTTGTCGACCCTACGCGCCCTGTGCAGTCCCCGATTGAGGACTTCATGCGCGAAAGCGAGCGCGGGTTGTTTGGTGGTGTGAATTACTTCTACCGCGACCCGCTAACAAACCGTAAATACTCCGTCGACGAATACAATAAGCTGTTGTCTAAGTGAGGTTCTCATGCCCCGTTCCATCGCCGATATTCGCCGTGCCAACGGTGGCCTTGAAAACCTAACTGACGAAGACATTCTTCACGCAACGTACGAGGACTACGCCCCGTACTACAAGTCCATCGACGACTACGCAGGCGCTATCGGTTACAGCGGTGCTGGGCGGGGGCTGGCAGGTGCCAGGCTTTCCGCAGGTGTAGACAATTACCAAGCCGGTTTGCTGGGCCTCGGCGGTGCTGCTTCCCGAGCCGTCGGCGCAGACGGCATGGCCGACTGGTTTGACCAACGCCGCATTGCAAACGAAGATGCTGCCGCCTACGCGCAGCAGCGTGCCCAAGACCTGGGCGCAGTTGACGACTGGCGTGACATCGGGGGTGTCGGTGCTGCTGCCAACTACGTTGGTGGTCTTGCTGCCCAATCTCTGCCCTACCTTGGCGAAGCTGTTGTCGGCGGTCTCGCTGGCCGTGGGCTGTCCTTTGGCGCTCGTGGCGCGCTACGCGGGGCACTGACTGAGGCCGAAGCTGCTGCAGCTGCTGGTCGGCTGGCCAGAAACCAGACCCTGGGCGCCGTTGGCGCCTCCTACCCCAGCTCAGTCGGCGACATTCTGAGCAACCAGCGAGAGGCTGGTGGAGAAGACCTTGGCTCGGCCTTGGTTGGCGGCGTGCCGTACGCAGCGCTAAACGCTCTTGGTGAGACCGGCCTGGTAGCTCGCGGGTTCCGTCCGCTGACCCAGTTTGAAGGCGGCGCTCTGCGCCGTGGGGCGCTTGCTGCTGGGCAGACAGCCTTGGAAGAAGGCGTTGGCGAAACCGGTCAGGAACTGGTCAACCAGTACTTTGGCCGCATGGCCATCAACCCTGGCGAAGGTCTGTTCAACGACGAAGCCAACCGCCGGTACCTCGACTCGTTTGTAGGCGGCGCAGCGCTTGGCGGCTTGATGGGCGGCGCTGCTGGCGTTCGCGGTCGCCGCGAGTTCCGTACAGTTGACGATGGTCAGTTCGACCTGACCACCAACCCCAACGAGTCTCCAAACCTGTCCATCTACGGCAACGACTCTGTAGTGCCCCTGCAGGAGCAGTTGGCGCAGCAGTTTGGGCTTAGCCGAAAACCTCAGTCTGGGTACGAGAAACAGTTCCTCGAGGCGTTCAATGAGCCAAGCGGTCAGCGCGTCGTGGACGAGAACGGTATTGAGCGCGAGCTCAGTGTCGGTGAAGTCATGCAGCGCCAGGCTGGTGTGCCCGACCAAGCCCCCGCGCAAGAAAGTGTTGCGGAAAAACAACAGATTGCGCCGACCAAGGTCTTCGACGATGTAGACCGCGCCCTGATGGAGCGTGGGGTAGCACCTAACAAGCTGCGCAAGGACCTGTACACTGAACTGCAAGCGTCGGGCCTCGACCCGGCGCACGACAACCTGGCCGGCTTCTGGCAGCTCATGTCGTCAGGCTCTACTGGCAAGGCGCGCACAGAGTTGGCCAAGGCTATTGCCGCTGCCAAGAAGGAGGCAACCAATGTCAGCGTACCAAGCGTGTCTGACCCCGCAGTTGCAGCAAGCAGTCCTGCAGGGGGCCCTGTCAACAGCGGAGGCATGGCTACTCCTGGACCAGTTTCTGCAGTCGGAGAGCGAGCTGGTGGAGATGCCGTACGAGTTGGAGCACCAAGCAACCAAGCTCCTGTTGTGGCAAATGGAGCCGGAGAACGAGCTGCCCCTGTAGGCGAGAACACTTCCATGTTGGCTGGCTCCAACCCGGCCACGCCGCCCGTTGGCAAAGCCCCAAGCCCGCAAGCCACCCCAGTGGCGCAAGCAGCGGACCCGTTCCAAGTTGACCCTGCGTATGACGAAGACGCAGACCGCCTCGAGATCGCCCGCATGACTGGGCGTGGCGCGGAAGTAGACGCCATCGAACAAGAGGCATCTGGTCAGCGCGTAGACGCAGTGGATGTTGGCACCGCCGACGCAGAAGCCATCATTGGCAAACACCTGGAAGGCTCCAAGACAGCTGCGCGGGATCGCAAGATTCTCGACGCGTGGCTGGCCACTGCGCGTACCGCTGGGTACCGCAGCAAGGGCAAGATCAAAGAAGCCCTGGCCAAAGACTTCGGCATCGGCGCCACACGTGTGGAGCAGATCGCCAACATCAAGAAGATAACCGCAGCCGCAAAGGCGCTGGGCTACACCGAAGAGCAGGCCTACGAAGCCCTGGGCATCCCCATGCCGAAGTCGAGCGCTGCCACTGCCGAAGTCGCAGACGACACCAGTGCTGAACGCAAGGCACTGGAGAACGCGATTGAAGACCTCAATGCGCGCATCAAGACAGCCAAGGCCGGTGAGAAGCTGGACCTGGAGGCGCAACGCAAAGAGCTCAAAGGAGTTCTGAGCGGCCTGAAAGATAGCGCCACCGAAGAGGAGCGCGGCCAGGTAGCCGCTGCCCTGACCAAGGCTGGGTTCACCACAGAAGAAGGCGCTGGCTTTGGGCTGGACGACAGCCGCCACTGGCAGAAAGAAAGCTCCAGCGGCAACCAGGGAGCAGAAGGCTTCCTGCGCTTTGCCAAGCAGATCGAGGACATCCGGGCCGCCATCGCTGAGCTTGAGCAGCAAGGTCTGTCCAACGTTGTTGGCGAGCTCGAGGGCTTGGCTCAGAAGATTCAGGATGAGGCCGCTGCTGCCGCTGCTGTCATCGAGGCCGCCAAGGCACCTGCTGTGCCCAAGCGCGAAGTGTCCGCCGACCTGGCTGCGGTAAAGCAGAAGTTCAAGGACGTTGGCCGCGACGTGGCCAAGATGGAGCCGGAGGAGCTGCGCATGCTGCGTGGCGAGGCCGAGCGCTTCAAGAACACTGACCTGATGGCCAAGATCGACGCGCAGTTGGGCGTCGAACCCATCGCTGAAGAAGCCAAGACAGACACTGAGAAGGCTCGTGGCGCATGGGACAAAGAGGCTAAGTCTTACGACGGCGCCCCGATGTTCGATGAGCTGTCCAAAGATCAACAGGACAGGTTCGTTGGGTACGGCCCCGAGAACTGGAACGCTTCCGACGTGGCTGCTGAGCTCGCCCGCATCCAGCGTGACAGCGGCGTCGATGCCCATGAGACTTTCAGCGATAACGACGGCGGCGTCATTGACCCGCAGGACGAAGAAGTTGACCGTGCCCTGCGCGGCAAGAACATCCATGAAGCCCTGAAGTGGGCCATGGACAACGACCGCAACCACTTCGAGCGCACTGTGCTGCGCGCAGTTGCAGCTCGCATCAAAGAGCTGGAGCGCTTGGGCGTTAAGTTCTCTTTCCGCATGACTGGGGAAGGCAAGCGGCTGACTGGCGGCGCGTCCGGTGTAGCGCTGACTACACCTGCCAGCTTGGGGCAGGCCATGCGGGTGGACATCATCCTCAACGGTGCTGAAAACGGAGTCCACTCTGGAGCGAACTACGAGACGTTGGTCCACGAGCTCATCCATGCTGCAACAGCAGCTCAGGTCAAGTTCGCCCCTAACGGCAGCGCTGCGCAGGAACTCAAGAGCCTGTACAACGAGGTGATCAAGCAGTTCAACGCCAAGGTCAAGGCCGGGACGCTGAGCGATTTCGAGAAGAAGCTGTTCAACCAAGAGCAGAACTCCATCAACGACGCCGACGAGCTGCTGGCTTGGGGTCTGACGAATCGTGAGTTCCAGACCTACCTGGCCGGGATCAACGTCACTCCACGTGTCTCCCTGTGGGGCAAGTTGGTTGACATCGTCAGCAAGGCGCTGGGCATTCCAGTCAGCGCTAAATCTGCACTGGGCAAGCTGATGTCCATCTCGGAAGAGATGTTCGACGAGTCGCTTGACCCCTACGTCAGCGAAGCTAACTCTCGCATGCAGTCCCTTGGCAAGCAGGAGAACAACACCGGGTGGCCGGACTGGTCGCTCAATTCCGATCTTGGCAAGACCCCTGTGTGGGTTGATGGCGACTACGCGCTGTATGAGGCCACTGGGACTCGTGGCGGTAAGCTGTTCATCCCTGGTATGCGCGCTGGCGACATGGCCAAAACTGCGAAGGTCGATGTCGGTAGCTTCACCGGCAACGCTATCCCGGCTGCTGGGCTTGCGAAGATGAAGGCCGCTGCAGATTCTCTGCGGCAGCAGGCCAGTCCAATGGCCAAGGTCATAAGCTTTGGTAAGAGCACACCCGGCACTGGGGAAGTGTTCCGCCGCACGCTTGACCAGGTTCCCAACGAGCTGCGCGGGCCTGTGAAGAACCTGCTGACCGCAGTTAAAGACGCCTCCGCCAAAGGGCTGGACTACGTCATCTTCACCAACGATCTGATCAACAGGGCCGTGGACGCAGGCATTACGTCAGCCAAGAGCTTCCGTGACCTGCTCGTGCAGCGGTCGGAGAAAGTTCGCTCCCTGGAGCGCGAGGTCGAGCGCATAGCCGACCAGTACGCCCTGGTGCCTGACCGTGACAAGACCGGCCATCGCAGCGTCAACAACTTCTTGTTTGAGTCCACGCGCCAAGGCAAGTGGGGCTACGACCACGGCAAGCTGAAGGCTGACCCTGGCATGGCCACCTGGTTCAATTCGTTCGACGCCAAGACCAAAGACTTCGTCAGGGCTGTGTTTGCCCACGGCGACACCATGCTGGCCCAGAAGAAGGCCACCGTGATGAAGTACACCGAGACGGAGTACGACGCACGAATCGCCGCCGAGGCTGACCCCGAGGCCAAGGCCGAGCTCGAGCAGGACAAGAAGAACTCCATCAAGCGGTTCGAGCGCCTGTTCGCCATTCGTGAGGGCATGCCCTACGCGCCCATCAAGCGCTCTGGTAACTACGTGGTTGTGGCCATGTCTTCTGCGTACATGGACGCCAAGGCTGCCAAAGACACCAAGCTGATGGAGAAGCTGGAGAAAGACGAAGCCCACTACCAGGTCAGCTTTACCGACACGAAGTGGGAAGCCCGCCGCATGGCCGAACGACTGGCTGCTGACGGTAGCTACGACAAAGACGGTGTCTACCTGCGCGAGCGCGACCAGCACCAGGACGCTCTGTACGGTGGCGACGGCGTACTCAAGTCGCTGTCCAAGCTACGCACTCGCATCGAGAACTCCGACGACAAGTCTTCCGCTAAGGTGCTGCGCCTAGTGTCCGACCTGTACCTCGAAGCGCTGGCCGAAAACTCGTCGCGCAAGTCTGAGATGCGCCGCCGTGGCATCGCCGGTAACGTGGACATGATCGCCTCGTTCGCCAAACAGGGCCGGGCCGACGCCAACTTCATGGCGTCTGTGCAGTATGGCCACAACATCCAGCGCGCTCTGCAGTCGATGACCAACGAGGTTCATGGAGCCCGCGATGACGGTCGCGCATCTGAGATTCGTAACGAGCTGGTTGCCCGCTACGTGCAGTCGCTAGATCGCCCTGAGACCCCTTGGGTCAACCGCCTCAATCGCATGTCTTCTCTGTACTACCTGGCTTTCAGCCCGGCGTACTACATGCAGAACTTGACGCAGCCATGGATGATGTCCGTGCCAGCACTGACGGGGCGCCACGGGTACGGCGAAGCCAACTCTGCGCTGTTCAAGGCGTATGGCCAGCTCAAGGATGTGATCGGCAGCGGCAAAGCATTCAAGCAGAACTTCGACCTGTCCAAGGTGCCCGGCGACGTGCGCTCTGCGATTCAGGAACTGGCCAACCGAGGCAAGATCGACATCGGCATCGAGTCTGAGATGGGCTCGTTCAGCGCCGAAGGCGAGGGCAAGGTGGCCGGGGCGGTTAACAAAATCGACCGTGGCTTGCGTCTGGCTGTCCAGAAGGTTGAGACTATCAACCGCTTGTCCACCGCCATGGCGGCGTACCGCCTTGAGCGCTCCAAGAACCGCACGCATGAGCAAGCTGTTGAGTACGCTGACCGCATCCTGACGGAGACCCATGGCGACTACACCGGCATGAACGCTCCGCGTGCGTTCAACACTTCGCTGGGTAAGGTCTCGCTGCAGTTCCGCAAGTTCCAGCTCATCCAGCTGTCGTACTACGCCAAGCTGGTCAACTCCATCTTCACTGACCCGAAAGAACGTGGTGCGGCGCTGAAGATGCTGGGGTACTCTCTTGGCCACACCGCGCTGTTCGCTGGCGTTCGTGGCCTGCCTGGTTTTGCTGCTCTCGCCTGGGTTGCCTCCAAACTGTTGGGTGACGATGACGAGCCGTACGACCTCGAGCAGGACCTGCGCAACGCCATCGGGGACAAGGACTTGGCCAACCTCATCATGCGCGGAGCTCCGACGCTGGCTGGGCTGGATTTGTCCGGCAAGGTGGGCGCGGGCAACATGTTCTCCATCCTGCCGTTCAGCAACGCTGACTTGACCACCGAGCAGGGGCGCTCCCAAGCAGTTGGCGAGCTGGTTCTCGGCGCCTCTGGCGGCATGGTGTCACGTATGGCTGATGGCCTTGGCCAGGCTCTGGAAGGAGACTTCTTCCGTGGCATGGAGAAGATGCTGCCTAAGGGCCTTGGCGACCCGCTAAAGGCCTACCGCGAGTTCACCGGCGGCATGACACGCCGCAACGGCGAGATCATGTTGTCCCCTGACGAGATCAGCTTTGCGGAGTCCATGATGACTGGGCTCGGGTTCTCCCCGGTGCAGAAGTCTGTTGCCTACGAGCAGCAGCAACTGGTGCGCAACATGGACCAGAACTTCCAGGATCGCAGCAGCAAGATCAAGGGCCAGTACATCAAGGCTGCGCGCGACAAGGACACAGCTGCCATGGCCGAAGCCCGCGCTGCGTGGGCCAAGCTGCAAGAGACCAGAGTCAAGAACGGTTACAGCCGCCAGCCTTTGTCGCAGCTTCTGACTGCGCCGCAGCAGCAAGCCAAACGCGAGAAATCCACCACCAACGGCGTGCAGTTCAACAAGCAGAACCGACGCTTCGTCGAGTCACAGGTCTAAGGAGAACCACTATGGCCAAGACACCAGCATGGCAACGCAAAGAGGGCAAGGACCCCAACAGCCGGATCAACAAGAGCCTGAAGGCTTGGAACTGCTGATGGGCGCTCTGGAGACAAGGCTGACCCGCCAGCTCGCATCGCGGGGAGTCAAGGACGCAAAAGGCATGGCTGTCGCGCTGCTCACCAAGCGTGGTGACATGAAGGACGGCAAGCTCACGGCCAAGGGCAAGGAACGCCAGGCGCTGGGCAACGACGGTCGGGCCAAGGACCGAGAGGCCAAGTACAGTGGCGGCAAGCACAAGGCCAGCGACTACAAGTACGACGCCAAGACCAACTCAGCGACCCTGAAGAAGCGCTGAGCCTTGGTACAAATTTGGTACACCAGAGGGTTCAAACAGGCCTATCGGTGTACCCCGTGCTGCAGCTGGCCGCTATCAGTGGCCATCGCAACCTCAAGTCGTTGTAGGTGTACTACAACCCGACGATTGAAGAGCTGGTTCAGCATCTGCACGGTGGCGGTCAACCCATGCCTCGACGTCTTTGACAGACCACAGCAACTTGCGGCTGGGCGTCTTCAGGCGAGGCGGTAGCTTTTCCGGGTACTTGGATGCGTACTGCTGGATGGTGGTGACGGGTAGGCTCAGAGCAACCGCCAGGGCTTTGGCGTCAAGTACGAGCTTCATGTGATTGTCCAAAAAGGCCCCCAGCCGGGTGGCTGAGGGTTAATCCACAACAAGGAGCTAACGATGGCATTAGCGCAGGCATCATATCGCACCAGTAGCTTTCTCGTCACCAACATTCGTGACAGTGTTGCTAACAAGGGAGATCGCGTTAGCGTCGAGTTTCATGGAGTCCACCACGAAACAACGCACCTGCCCGCTGAATGGCATGTCCGTGCCGCGAGTCAGCACCAGCTTGTCGGACTTCTTGACCAGAGCTGACTTAGCCTCGAGCGAAGCCATGAGCGTGTTGTAGTCCAGGCGGTTGGCCATGCACCAGTCTCGAGCTTCCTTCTGGCTGATGAAGATGTGCCCTGCATGTGTCTTGGACGTTGTAGACCCCAGCACGTATCGCCCGGCCACAACGCCGTTGACTCGGTTGCGCGGGGTCTCTGGGCCGTTCTTCGAACCACGGTCACGGAACTCTTGAGTCACCAGGATGCGGCTGGACAGTTCGCCCATCATGCGGCTGAACGCGTCTTCAGAGGTCACGGTGTTGGTCTGCGTAACTGTCTCGGCCAGCTCGGTCAGCAGGTGCACAGAGAAGTCGAACAGCGCTTCCAGGTCGAAGTCGATGATGCCCAGCTTCTTGGCCACCTGAGCGGCTACAAGCGTGCATGCTGCATGGTTACGGTAGAAGCGGTACTTGGTGTCCGGCAGGTGTTTGGTCAGCTCGGCCATGGTGTCGCGCACCGCATCTGCGATCTGCCGTTGGTGGGTCACGACATGCTTGAGGAACAAGTCGCCGGCGCAGCCCATGTTGGCCTTCATGGTGTCCACGCACTGCTGTACCAAAACGGACTCCTGCTGCGAGTCCGGGTCGATCGAGATCACTGGGTATCGGTCAACCTGAATCTGAATCAGTCGAACAGCTTCCGCCTGCGAGTTGGCCTGGTTGGTAGCAAGCAGCCCGTGGAAGTCCTTGTTGCCGGTAACGAACGGGCTCATGCACCAGGTGCTGGTGTGGGCGAATGTCACTACACCGCCCTTGCTCGTCATGCGGACTTTCTCTTCGCCACGGGAGACCCCGTAGGCCATGTCAGAGAACTTGGCGGACTCCATGCTTGTGAGCTCGTCCAGCAGGATGGGCAGGTTGTTGAACGCGCCCATGGTTGACCACAGCGCGTTTTCTGTGGAGCCCTTGTCGGACTTGAGCGCCATCTCGTTTGCGTTGCCGAAAGCGTACAGCGCAGAGAAGCAGACGGTGGTCTTGCCCTTGCCGGAGTCGCCGCCAGACAGCGCGACAAGCAGGCCACGGTATAGGTCTTCACCGAAAGGCGACAGGATGGAGCCGAAGCCGGAGCAGATGGCGTACTGCCAGTGCTGCGCCCCTTCGCGGTTGTACATGAAGTTCAGCGCCGAAGCGTACCGCTCCACAGTGCCCTTGGGGTCTGGGAGCGCGATCTTGTACTTGGCCGCGTATCCGCCGACCAGCACTTTACGGACGGTGCCATCCTTGTGGTACAGACGATCGCCCACCAGGAAGCCGCTCATGTCGTCGCGCCAGCCGAAGGTGGTCAGTGTGTTGACCTCTTCCACAGTGCGCTTGAGTTGTTCGAGTTGGTCACGGAGGTATGCGGCCATGTGCGATCCTGCTTCTTTGTGGTTTGACTGCATCAGCTCGTACTTGGCCAAGCAACGCAGCATGTCGGTCTGACTGGCCATGGCCTCGGTGGGCATGTCGAAGTCACGAACCTTCTTGGAGGGCAGGTGCATGCGAACGCCAATGCGATAGGTTCCGTCCTCTGTACGAATGCGGCTTGTTGGGTAGAACAGGATGCTGCTGAATGGATGTGGCTGTAGCACGCCCTCTTTGTCTGGGATGAGCCTGGCCATCACGCCGTTGGAGTACGTGTAGCCGGAGATGAGTGCTGGCACTTCGACCTCGATCTGCTCGCCTTCCTCCGTGACCACCTCTTCGACGGTCTCGTGGTTCTCAGGTATCTGACGGCCAAGCACCAGAGGCGTCTTGACCTTGCCCTTGGACGGGCAACCTTCGCAGCCGCCGGAGTTGCAGCCTTGGAAGAACTCGCAGGTTGTTGGGCCAGCGCCCCAGGTGTCATATCGGATGTCCCAGTCGACTTGGCTGTGGCCAGTCTCTTCGCGGCGCGAGCTCCACTGCTCGGCCAGTGTTCGGCCATCTTCGCAGTGGGTCAGCAGACCTATGACGCCGCGCCAGTGTTCGTAGCCCACGTCACCTTGGGTGTCGCGCATCGCAGCTACCTGGGCGCACTTGTTGGCCACCTCGTTGGCGTCTACTGGCAGATCAGGGTACTGGGGCAGGTGGGCGGTCAGGTCCGAATTAAGGTCCGTCGACTGGTACTGTTTGGCTGGGGCGTCTTTGATCTGCTTGACGCCATGCTCGACCATATAGGTCTGCAGGGCAGCAGCAAACTCTTTGGGCTCGATGGGGGTTCCCGCCCGCTTCACAACCACTGATTTCGCATCTCCGTTCTTGCGATTGGTCGAACCTGCTGGGCGCAGGATAGAGGCGAAGTCAGCAGTCCGTGTTGGGTCGGCGATCACGCCGCAGTGAAACAGCGTGGCCTTCAGTCCCTTGGCCACCTTCACCCAGTTGGTGTGGGAGATGTCTTTGGTCAGGGGCCAGTAGGCGTGAATGCCGTTGCCTGAGTCAACCAGCATGGGTTTGGGCAGGCCCACTTGCTTGGCAAAGGTGTCGATGGCAGTGGCGGCGTCTTTCTTGGCCAGGTATCCATCGCCCTTGTCGAACTTCTCTTGCCCGCAGTCGATGTCAACCCAGAAGCTCTTGGCACGGTCCCAGTTCTCGGGGATGCGGTACTTGCGCTTTGTCTTGTCTCCGTCCTCAATCTCGATGACGGCTTTTTGGTACGTGGCGCAGGCGTGGTAGACCGACAGGCTCTTGGAGCCAGCCATGCCTTCGATGGCGTTGGCCATTGTCTCAAGGTCGGTGTAGACCTTGTGAGCGGGGAACTTGTAGCCTTCCTTGAACAGGGCCAGGTAGTGGATACCGTGCTCAGGCAAGATGGCTTGTAGGAACTCGAGGGTGCTCATGCAGACCCCCTAGCTACTAACACTGTGGCGGAAAAACAACACATTGAGTACTCCAGAAATGCGAAGAGCCCGCACTGCGGGCCCTACGGGTAAACCCTTGTTAGGCTGGTGCGCCTTCCGAGGGGGTCTGGTGTTGTGCTGCTTCCTGGGCCTTGGCTTGGCCAAGGATGTTGTCGATCAGATTGCGGGCGACTTTGTGTGGGAGCTCGTTGAGCGCCGCCAGAACTGTGTCGATGTCCTGCGCTGACAGTTCGATGCTGAATTTCATGTTCTTTTCCTTATGTCGTTGGCGGTACTCGCGGGGGCTGCCGACCTTCTACGCTATGTGCGTAACGTCATCACAGCCCCCGTTTTCCCCAGGAGGTTTAGTCGTCAAAGCTGATGCCGTCGAGGTCCAGTTCCACGTCGTCTTCCACGACGGGGGCGGGCTTGGCAGCAGCCTTGGGCTTGGCGGCGGGCTTCTCAGCAGCGGCCACAGCTTCGGTCACTTCGTCTTCGGTCACAGTCTTGGCCTTGGACACAGCCTTGGGTGCCGGGCCCTTGAGGGCTTCGTCGACTTCGGCTTCAGCAGCGGATTCGGATGGCAGAGCCACAGGGCTTGCGCCAAGGATGTTCTGCACGACGTCGGACTGGATGGTCTCTTGCACTTCGGCGAACGCAGCGTCGTCCAGGAAACCGACCGGCTTGAACGTCAGCTTGGGGGACTCGGCTTCCATGTCGAAAGCAACCTTGGTCACCACCATGTTGTAGCCCACGCCGCGCTTGGCCAGCATCTGGCCGTACTCGCCAAGGCTCTTGATGGATGCGGGCGGCACACGCAGCAGCATCGGCTCGTTGACCTGGCCAGCAGCGGCCACAGCCATGCGAACGGTGTCGGCGCAGGCCTTGCCCTTGGAAGAACCCTTCTCGGTCACGCGGGAACCCCACTGGTTGTGCGGGCAGGTAGCGCACTTCTTGGCTTGCTTGTTCTGAGCGTCGGCAGCAGGCTCGATGCCATCGCTGGAGTAGCAGTCAGGCTTCTGGCCTTCGGAGCTGTCCTTGTCGTAGCCCTTGAGGTAGAACACCTTGCTGGTGCCCTTGTTGGCCTTGAGCAGCACCACGTCGATAGCGGTTGCGGGGGACTCGGGGTCTTTGGGGTTCGGCAGTACGGTGCGCTCGCCGTCCTTGACGATGGCGAAGACCTTGCCCTTGATGGAGATGACCGGGAAGCCGCCGCCAGCATGGGCGGTCAGGTCGCTGTTGATCTCGGAGACATTGAAAGACTTGAGGTAGGCAGGCAGCTTGCCGCCTTGGTCGAAGGGGATGATGTTCATTTGAATTTCCTTGGTGGGGTTAGGAGTTTACGCCGAACGGCGGACATTGACTACGCGCTCTTCGCGGATGTTGACACCCGGTGGAAGCTCGTCGTCGTTGGCAGAACGGAACTGCTCGACGGCTGTCTTGGAGACGCGCACTTCCAGCAGGGCCCATTCCTCACGGGACTTCACGAAGTCCATGAATACGTCACGGTCAGCGATGCTGGCCGTTGTGCGCACTGTAGAGTACGCGGTGCCGAACTCGGTCTTGACTGAGTCCATGCCTGTTTGATTGAACACCTCGAGCAGCTTGGCTTCCAGCTTGTCCATCTTGTCTTGGACTGGGGCCACTTGCGCGTCGAACTCTGCTTTCATCTGCGCTTTTTGGTCTCGCAGCTTGATGTACAGACTAACGGCGTCTGATAGTTTCATTGTTAGCTCCTGTTGAATGATGTTGAATGTAGTTGCTCAGGTTGTGATTGTCAAGGGGGTACCTCCTAACTTTCTGGTGCGTTTTTCATCATGTCAAGCAGCAGGCCCTGCATCGACTGTTTGTCCTGCAGCCGCTTGTACACCCGTCGCTCGATGTCGGAGCCTGCGATGTGCACGATCACGGTGGTCCTGGTCTGGCCAGGTCGGCGAACACGGGCGCACGCCTGCTCATAGACCTCGTTGCTGTGCACAGGGGCGTACCACACGATAGTGGTAGCAGCAGTCAGGGTCAGGCCATGGCTCATCGTTGAAGCGTTGGCCACCAGCACGCGGGGGTCTGGAGTCTTCTGGAACTCGGCAAAGATGCGGTCGCGCTCGTTCTTGCTGGTGCCACCATGGATGGTCTCCACGGTCCAGTCTTTACGCAGCTCATCGGCCACCGACTCGAGCGCCCCGGTCAGCGGGACGAACACGATGACCTTGCCCTCGGACTCTTCAATGACCTCCTTGAGAACGTCCAACCGTGGCTTGGCCGGGAGCACAACCTCTTCGCCGCCTGTCCCGTAGGCGACACCGCAAGCGATCTGGATGAGCTTGTTGGCCTTGATGGCTTCGTTGACCGCAAGGATTTGCCCGCCTTGGTACTCAGTGGCCAGCTTGGACAGCATGTCCTTGTATGCCTTTTTCTGCTCGGTGGTCATCTCCACCTCACGAGTAATGAACGTCTGCTCAGGCAAATCCGTGCAGTCGTCCAGCGAGAACCGGATGGCCGGTTGCATCATCTGGTAGACCACGTCGTTGGCCTCAGCTCTGGGCACCCACTTGAACTGCGTGAGCTGTCGCATCACCTTGTCGCGGAACGCACTGAAGTACTTGGGCACCAGCGGGTTGTCTGGCGTCACCAGCTTGCACTGCGCCCATGCGTCAGTAGGTGAGTTGGGTGTCGGCGACCCAGTCATGCCCCACACACGGCGCACAGTAGGGTGCTTGTTGCAGATGGTGTTGAGAATCTTCCAGCGCTCTGTGCTCGAGTTGCGCGCCAGGGCCAGCTCGTCGATGACGATGAGGTCGATGTCTGGGCGGTTCTTGAGCTCTTCCGCGATGGTCGGCACACCGTCGATGTTGATGATGTAGACGTGCACGTCTTGCTTGAGCATCTTCAGCCGCTTCTCCCGCGTGCCGTGCAGCACGGCGCAGTCCAGGTGAGGGAAGGTCTGGAAGACCGAGTCCGCCCAGGTGCGCTCCATCGTGGACAGAGGGCACACAACGAGCATCTTCTTGACCTGCTTCGTGCGGCGCAGGTAGTCGTACGCCCAGAGGGCGCTGTTGGTCTTGCCGGTGCCCATGCCGTTGAGGCAGTAGGCGCGGCTGTGCATCGTCAGGAACGATGCAGTCTCTCGCTGCGCAGCAAATGGGTCGTGGCGACCACTGACCTTGGGCCACACGTAGTGGATGGGCATCGGGTCAGGAACCTCGAAGCCAAGATTACGCAGCACCCGGGTCTCATCCGGGCGATGCGGCACAGCCACTATCTGTTGTCCTTTGTGGTCCACCACGACTGCGGTGGGGATGACTGTCGTTACTCGGCTTGGGTTGCGCAGCTTGAGTACGACAGCCTTCTTTTCTTTGTGAATCAACATGTAAGTTTCATTGCAGTGAGCGCCGCTAGAACGCTGTCGTCGTTCATGTCAAACGGCATCTCGTGGATTTCTTCGTCTCCTACTACTCGCCAGCGAACCATCAGCTGGTCGTTGATGTAGTCCCTCATGATCGTGATGTGCATGACGCCCTTGGGGACCGCCTGGCCAAACCACCGGTGCGGCTCAGCTCTGGTCATGGGGTGCGGCAAGCTCCAGTCTCCTGCGTCTATGAGGAACTCACTTGTCCGGGTTGTATGAGCCACTGCCACGGCGCCACCCCCGGTTCTTCTCACGAGACTGCACGGCCAGGTTCGACTTGGCGTTCGTGCCTCCGTTTTCCAGCGACTTCTTGTGGGCCACGTCCTTGCCGTCACCGACATGGGCCTTCCCCTCCTTGATCATCTCACGCCGAGCCGCGTTGTTGGCGACTCGCTTCTTCACTTCCTCTGGTCTGGCGTTGTATGCCTTTTGGTACTCGAGCTTTCGCTTACTGGACTTGGTCATGATTTCCTCCGGTGTATACGTGTTTGACGTACCCATTATCGGGTTTACCAACTAACATCTTTTCAACCCAAGTCTTCTTGCCTGACTTGTAGCTGCGCCAGTGGCCTCGGCGCTCGTGCTGTCGGGGAGACGCATGAGTCCCTCCTTTATCACCCCGCGCTACAGGGCGCAGCGTTGGGCCAGAAAGCCTGACCTCTCTCACCTCCAGAACCGGCGCCTTGCCCTTGCGCATTCGCTTTGCGTTGGTGGCGGCGTCACGTTCTGTTGGTGTGTAGAGCAGAACTTCGCGCTCGCCAGCGAACATTCTCTGCGCATAATCGAGGAGTGGAAGAACGCTCAAGCATCTGTGCTTGACGAGTTCAGGCGTTGCTGACCTGCCACTAGGCAGGTAGGTGCTCTCACAGTCCATGACGCTGCCCTTGTAGATTGTGAACGCTGCCCTTGATGAGACCCCACGGCTCAGGCCATCCTTGCGCAGCAGCACGTCGATGGACTCAATGTGTCGGTCGCTCGCCCATTTGCCGTCAAACGGCTTGATTGTGATGAGCGACCCCACCAAGAACCCAGGCGCCTCAAAGCTACCGTGGACCAGGCAGAATTTTTGCGGAGCGAGGTCTAGGGCGTACCCGCTTCGGTCGCACTGCTCTTCGTCAAGCCAGAAGCTGCTGAACAGGGTTTCCCCGCTGTCGGTGTCCTCGATACTGAAGTCAAAGACGAACGGCCCAGCCAGCCTGTAGGAGCCTTCGCCTTGAGGGTTCTCGAACCCGTCCGGCGCGTAGATCAAGGGCACTCCGAGCGCACTGCTGTCCAACATGGCCAGCTCCGCCAGAACCGCTCGAACATGTGGGGTCATAGGTTTTCCTCCAGAATGTCGAATATGGGGGTGAGGCTGTCCACGCTGTCAGCTACAACAGCGAGGCCGCCATGGCGTTGAATCTCGTCGATGACTCGCTGCTGATTGGGAGTCACTGTGTGCATCTTGCCAGGTGCTTTGGTCTCGATGGCGATGAACGTGCCGCGGTAGCAGCAAATGAAGTCAGGTATACCCACACGTCCCATGCCGTTCTGCACGGGCTGGTAGTACCAGCAGCCCTTCTTGTTGAGGAAGTCCCTCACCGCCTTCTTGACCTTTCCTTCTGGTGTTGTTGCCATCACTTTTTCCTGTTGAACTCACATGATGTGACGGGGCACCAACCATTGCACAGGCCTGAGCTACGTGCGGGCCAACGGTCCCTGTCATACGCGGACTCTAGTTTCGCAACTCTTGGCAGAAATGACCGCCAGATGATCGGCATTTCTTCGCGTTGTATCGGTTTCCAGTCGAGTTTTTTCTCTTTCAGCCACACGAACCCAGTGGTAACCACGTTGACTTCCGGATGGTGATGAAAGATGTAGTTGGCGTACAGGTCTAACTGTTCGGTTGGTTTGCGCTTACCTGTCTTGTAGTCCATGATCGCGGCACGATCTTTGTGAAGAACTACCAGGTCTGCGATGCCTCTTGACCAGGCTTGCTTCCAGTCAGCGGGTTGAAAGTCGCGTGTGATGGCGTACTTCTGCTCGGTTAGCTTCTTGCCTGGGAGCTTGGCGATCTTCTCGATCAGTGTGTTCCACTGTGTCATGCCTTCTGGCAGTGGCGTGCCGTTGAGCATGTACTCTTCCAGCGCGCTGTGGACCTTGGTGCCCCACTCTGTGTGCACAGTGGGCGGCTCGATGATGTCCTTCTTGACCTTGGTGTGGTAGAACTTTCGCGGGCAAGTCTCGAACGAGTCAAGCTGCGAATAGGTCCATGCTGGGTTAGCCATGATGCTCCAATGCGGTGTTGCCCCAGAGCACGATTTGTGGTCTGGGGTTGTTTTGTTTGTGTCTACTTTATCACTTCTTGAGAGCGTTAGCTAGTGATTTTCCAAAGTGCGTTCGCGGCTCTTGTTTGACCACGACTACACGCTTGCGCTTGACTGGCCCGGAGGCTTTGGCTTCCTCGATCAGGCCGTCCAGCTCTGTCTCTTTCTGCGCCCAGAAGGCACGCAGCTGCTCGTTGCGTTTGACCCAGCTCGCGTCAGTGTTGCGTGAAAGCAACAGGTCTCGCTCGCGGTTCCATACGGCGTACTGGTGGTCCAGGACCTTGCGCCTGTGTTCTTTAAGCACTGGCTTGCCGGACATCAGTTCCTCCAGCTGTAGCACTTTGCGATCTCGCTTGCGCTTGGCCGCCATGTACTCGCGCTGGTAGTCGTTCTTGTTGCTCCGTTTGTATTTGGCAACAGCAATAAGGTTCTCCATGGCCTGCAGGTTTTGCCTGCCTATGACCAAGAGTTCATTGAGCTCCTCGGCGTCGTCCTTAAAGGGCAGCGCACGAGGCTTCTCTACAGTGTTGCGTAGCTTGGTGACATGGTGGTGGTAGTAAGACGAGTCGACTAGGTACTGAACCGCATTGCGGGCGCGGTCTTTGTCGTACGCGATCATGGCTGTGTTAGCTCGGTAGTGGATGTCCCACGTTACATCAACTTGAACCGCCTTGCAACTACCTTACTTGGCTTCGCCGTAACAGTCCGCCACGTCGCCTTCTGACCACGTTACAAGCTCTGGCCACCAGCTCACCCCAGAGCGCATGATGCCTTGCAGCGTGCCCAGTTGGTCTTGAGCTTGCGCCTCCGGCACGATGTACACGAGCTCGTCGTGCACCATGAGTGCTGGTCGAAGTCCGGTCTGTCGGAAGAACTTGACGGCGTGCTCTGCGATGACGTCGCGGGCAAGCGCCTGCACCAGGTTCTCGACGCCTTTACCGGCGTAGATGCGAGCGCGGCTGCGGCCATTGCCGTACCACCATTCCTGTTTGCCCTTCTCGTCGCGTTCACGCACGAGCGATGGGTAGTAAATCTTGCGACCGCTGGGCAGGCGTACGGCCTGGTGCTCAGTGATGCAGTGGCCCCATGGGTCGATGGCTTCCTCTGTGCCTTGCATGATGGCGGGGAGGCTGTCTTGGAATCTGCGCCAGCCGTTGGCGATCTCGCCATGGGCTTCTCGGTAGGTGTTAACCACGCGAGTGGCTTCGTCCAAGTCCATGTCCACACCGCCCATCAGCTTTGCAACCTTTTGAAACGTTGCGCCGCCTGCACCGAACCCAAGCCCCAGATGTGCAACCTTGCCGACTTGCCTCTGTTCTTTGTTGACTTGTGCCTCCTCAATTCCGTAGAGGTCGTTCGCAGCAAAGTACTTGTACAGGTCTGCCTTATCAGGGCTGGCCTTAAAGAGTTCCATAGCATAGGGAACCTTCCATAGAAACATGTTGACGCGCAACTCGATACCAGAGAGGTCGGCTACGATGACCTTCTGACCCTTGGGAACCTTGAGCGACATGCGCAGGGCGTCCGAGGGTTTCGGCTTGGCCCCGATGCGCGGCAGGTTCTGCATGTTGTACTGCTCACCGGACCAGCGGCCAGTGGTGTCCGCACCTGCGTATTTGAGCGGCACGGGCAGCTTGCCGTCGCACGCATCAGCGGCACGCAGGAACGCTTGCAGGCGGGTCTCCAGCAGTGTGGACTTGACCTCCAGGCGAGCTCGGGCAGCAGCGGCCACCAACGGGTTGCTGTGGTTCTGGAGCGCGATGAACTCGTCGTCGGTCTTGGCCAGCGCAGCGGTCGGCTTGCCGGTCGTCTTGCTGATCTTCATGGGCGTCTCGACACCCAGCTCGTTGAGGAGCTGACCGAACTTCGCCGACGACGCGAGCATGGCCCGCACGTCTTCTTCCAGGTCGGGTTGCAGCAGGCCCAGTGCGTCCGCGGCAGCGTGTGCCGTGTCGAGCCCGAGGGTCTTAGCCAGGTCGATGAGCGAGCGGCTCTTCTCTTCCTTCACGTCCTCGAGCGCCTTGTCCACCATGGAGTAGTTGAGCAAGAACTTAGGCTCTACCAGCATGCGCGTCGTCATGTCGATCAGCAGCATCTCCTGCTTGGGGAAACTGGGGTAGAGCTTCCTGAAAATCTCGTAGCACAGCTCGGTGTCGACCTTGTTGTACTCAGCCATGGCCTTGAGCTCGTCGTCCGTGAAGTCACACAGGTGCTTGCCCTTGGTGTTGGTCGCCTCGAGGTCGAGCTTCTTGCCCACGCCAAGTTCTGCAGACAGCTTCTTGAGCGACACGCCGGTGAGGAACTTGCCACCTACGTTGCAGCCGGTCTTGCTGTACTGCGACCGCGCCATGGCAGCGGTACATGCGTACATCTTGGGGTTCACGTCGAAGCGCCAGGCCAGAATCATCGAGTCGAAGCCAGACATGTTGTGGCCAACGACCATGATGTCAGACCAGTCGAACTCATTTTGCAGGTGCTCGCGGATACGCTCCTCGCCGAAGATCACGTAGGCAGGCTCACTGCCGATCTTGATCGACACGGACTGAATCTCCGTCTCGGGGTGCATGACGTATTCCGTCGGGCTCATCTTGCTGAGGGTGTGGTTCGAGTCCCAGTAGGTCTCGAAGTCCAGAAATACAGCTTGCATCAGTAGAGTCCCTCCAGGTCGGGCGGCGCGTACTTGGGACCCTTGGCGACCTTTCCGTGCTCATTGAAGATGGGCATGCCTTCGTCATCGAACTTGCTCCAGTTGCTGAGGTTCACTCGGTGGATAGCTTCGGCTCCGTCCATGTGAGCGCAGTGCGCTACGCCGACGCCAGTCACCACCTGGTCGGCGACGGAGTCGAGGAAGTCCTTGCGGCCGTAAATCTTGGCTCGGGCCTCGCCGCTCTTGAGCATGTTGGCCAGAATCTCGAGGTGCTTGGCCGCCAGGCCTGCTTGCGCTGAGGCGGCGAACGTGAAGGCCAGCGAGTCGAACATCTCGACGATCTCCTCGAAGTGGCACCCGAGCTGAACGTTGAAGTCTTCGGCGGTGGGTTGGGGGCGGGCACGGGTGTGCCACAGGTCTATGCTTTCGATTGTCATTACTGCTCCAATGCTTTGATGGCCATGATGCGGGCGATGACGTCCGGCACCTTCTCGTCGTCCTTGACGATGTAGATTTCGTGGGTCCAGTCGCTGTGGTGCGACTTTGTGGGCTTGTACTCCGACACCTTCACCAGCTTGCCGTTGGCCACCTTCATGACCGTGAACTGCGTCTGGTTGACTGGTATGTCCGTCGGGTCGGTGCGCTCCTTGGCTAGCACCGGCGAGTCCGCCGTGAGCTTGTCGAACGACTCCTTGTTCTGGGCGTCCTTGGCCGCCTTGAGTGCGTCGTGTATGAATCGCCCGATCTTTACGGTGAGCCAGCTCATTGCTTGTCCTCCAGCTTGAATGCCACGATCTGCGCGGCGATGATTTCGTTGACCTCGGTGATGTTCGAGGCGATGTGCGTCTCGTACTCGTAGCCTTCCTTGCGGCCGATGTTCACGATGTAGCCGTTGGCCACCTGGGTGACTTCGACCATGCCGTGGAAAACCTTCTTGTTGGTCGAGTGCTTGACGGCTTGTTGTGCGAGCATTCCGGGTTGCAAGGTCGCAGTGTTAACCGTGGCGTTGGCTAAGCCCCCGCCGAACATGCTGTGCAGGAGGTCTTTCATTTCATTCCTTCCAGCTCGATGAGCAGGTCGATGTAGTGCTTGGCCTTCTCGAGGTCCTTGAGCCCACCCTTGTCCCGCCAACGGCTCACGTACTTGATGACGTTGCCCTCGAGGTAGGGAATCTTGTTGGCGTGGATGTACTGCACGGGCTGTATGGGCAGGTTCTTGTAGTGGCCGCCGTCCACTTGAACGTCGAGTGCGTTAGTCATTCTTCTTTCCTGTTCTCGGGTTGAGGTCCATTGCTTCCATCAGCTTGAACACCCGGGTCTCGATGCGAGCCAGGCGTTTGCCGGTGGGCTGTTCCTTGGCCAACTCAAGCCGCTCCAGGTCCTCGTTGTCCATGCGTGTAGGGATGCCAAGGTGTTGCTGGATTCGAGCCACTCTGGTCTCGATGCGGATGAGTCGCGCAAGATATTCGTCTGTGTCGTCCATGAGTTACCTTAAGAGGTGATGGGAGTCATGCGCCTGAGCGCACGCTCCTTGTCTACGATTGCGATGGCTGTCTCTATGTCCTTGACGGTGCATAGGT